ACCAGCCTTCCTTGCAGTTTAACGGGAATTGCCACCGGATGCTTGCCCTCTATCCCGGCAATCTTCGCAAACACCCAGCGGGGGTTCTGCGCGGCGTGTAAGCCCCATGCGTTGTAACGCTTGGCTACGGTCATGGGGGCGGCGTCATGCTGTCTAAGCAGGTCGCAGCCAGCTTCCGTGAAATAGGTGAAGGCGGGAACCTTGCCCCCCGTCATCTGCTCCTTCGTTAGAATGGCATTAGCCCGCAATAGAAGCTCTTTGGGCTCCACCCCAAGCTCCGCAGCCAACACTGTGCATTTGGTCTTCTTCATCGTTAATAGCCTCCCCGTGCCCCGACATGGGGCTTCAATAATTTCGGATCAATGTAGCGAATCTCAGCGACGGCGGCGTAGCGGATAACATCGACGCAATCCTTCCAACATTCATCTTTCCCGTCGTCTCCCGTGTATTCCAACAGGGCGCGAATAATGTTCTCGCACCTGTCGGAGATGTAGAAATGCGGGCGGTTGGTGGCGTCTATCGGGCGCTTCTTGTCGTACGCCATCTTGTTCTTCAACGCCTGCAACCCGTCTTCAATCTCTATGCCGGGAGCGGGCTCAAACACCATTCCGGCGTCGGCCAGGTCTTCAATAGTGCTGCTTACGCCCGTCATGCTCTGGTACTTCGCCGCACCCAAACGGGGGTCGATAAGACGCTCAAATACCGTGGCGTTGTCCTCTTTTTCCAGCATACGGATCATGTCCACGTATTGCCCCACCCCCTCCACCTGACCATCGGGCTTGGCCCCTTCTCCGGGAGCCCATTTACCGTTCTTCCATTCGGCCCAATCGCCCACAGACACATCCGGCCATTCGCGATACACCCACCACGTTTCGGAGGCATCCACCGCAATCCACACCATGAACCACTTCTTCCGGCCTGCCGGGTCCAGCACCAGATAGCGGGTCGTTGGGTAGCCTTTAGAGGCATCCTTCGCCCAAGGCAGGTCTTCGTGCTTAACGACGTTTATTTCGCGGCTAAACGAAGGGAAACGGGTGGTGGCGCTTTTTGTCGGGACGCCATAGGCTGCCGTCAGCGTGTAAGCCATGTCCTGCTTTGCGCGGCAGGTTTCCGCCACCACGTTATACCCGCCCCAAGGGTTATCTTTGGTATGGAAATAGACAATGCCCGTGTTCTTCAGGTAGTTCTTCTGAAGATAGGGCACCTTGTAGCCGTGCATTCCGTGTAGTTCGTCAATCAGCGGGGCGTGCCGCTCCTCTATGGTTTCTGCCTCCTCCCGGTAGTTTCTCACCGTATCGGTCTCGCCATCTTTTGGAGTGAAGGTGATAAGCAATTTAGCATTGCGAGTGGCTAGGCGCAGATAGAGGCGGTCTAGCATCTCCATACCCTGAAGGTATTCGTCCAGCCAGCTACCAACATTGATCCACTTGGGATCGGGACTGCCGAGATTAAGACCCTCTAGGATGGTGGGATTGTTCTGAAACTGGCTGTATTTCTTGAATAAGATTTGGGAGCGGTTGGGGAATGTCAGCTTGTGTCCCGCAAATCCGTTCTGCTGGGAATAGCTGATGTAGTGTGTCTCCCCGGTGGCTTTAACCCTAAGCTCTTCGGGCAACTGCTCCCATACGGCGGGCTGTTGTACGGTCACAGAGGTTTCGTCATTCTGAGACCACGCCAAAATCAGTGAGCCAGGATTCTCTACGGCTGCGCGCACAACGGTCTTTGCGCCGTAAGATGTTTTCCCGCTCCTGTTCGCACCTAGAAGTAGCGCAGTACGAAACTCTTGCAACACCTTATCAGCATAAGTCCAATGCGGAAGCGGGAAGCCGTAGCGATAGGGGTCGCGTATGCTATTTTCTATGGCGTCGTGGTAAAGCCGATGGAGCTTCACAAGCTCCTCTGGCTCCATGACAGCCATCTCCTCTGGCGTGGGAGGGGTTAGTACGGGATGCTCGCGCCACAGCAAACTCAAGCCGTCTCCTCCTCTGGATTGCCCCTACCATCCTGAAACATACGCGCCGCCTCGTAAGCCAGCCCAATAGCGGCCATTTGCCCCCCGCTCCAATAGAAGCGTGTTGCTTCCTTCGGCTGGTCTGTCTCGTCCGTAAATTCAGCCATGACAGCAATTACAGCCGAATCGAAATGTTCGTGAAGCTCCTTGTAGGCCCGCTCTACAGCATCTTCCTGTGCTTTTGTAAGGCTCATGCGTTCTCTGGAAGCTCCTCGTCTTCATCGTCCGTCTCTTCATCCGGCCCGATCCAATCGCTAATGTCCTCTTCTCGTAGTCGGGCGCTAAAGGCTTCCCCTATCTGACGGGAAACGTCGTTCTTCTGCGCTTTCCCGGCCTCTAGGTAGCGTTTCGCAATTTCGGGAGTGATGGTCAGAAACAGGCTCATTTGTCCTTCATTCGCTTCACCAGCACCAAGCAAATCACGGCCAGCACCATAATCAGGCCATAGGTGGCGGGTTCGGGGGTGGGGATGTGCTTCTTGTAGAAGCTGGGGTTTTCGATCTCGTAGTTCATTCCTTTGGGGTAACGTCCACCTCAATGCTCGCGGCCTTTATCTTCGCCCGGGCTTCTGCAATTGCGTTTTGGGCATCCTCAAGGCTTACGCCCTTCTTATGTTCGAAAACCACCCTTGTAGGCTCTCCAAGAGCGGCAAACGCCTTGTCCTGGGCAATGGCATAGGGCAGCACCAAATCCCGCAAATTCACCTTCTTTAGCTCCTCGGGATTGTCGGCCAAATCCTGCATCTTCTGCTTGGCCAGCAGCCTTAAACCTTCCGCCATTTCAAAGCCGTCTGCCGCAAGCTGCTTCCGCCTGTCCTCCAAGGCCGTCTCATGCCGGGCTCTCAGGGCACTAATAGCCGTGAAATTAAGCCCCGTCCTAGCCCTGACAGCCTCAAACGTCTGCCCCTCGGCCAGCATTTCCAACGCCACAGCCGACTCCTTGGGCTTCCGTCTCTCCGTTGCCAGAGCATGCGTCACCCCGGCAATAGACGTTCCAAGGGCAGGCGTGACGTATTCTTCCATCACCAGCGGCTGTTCTTCATCATCTCCACAAGAACCTTCATCACGCAAATAATCAGCACACTCAGCACCAACGCAACAGGAAAGCTCATTCCCGCCATAAGAACGTCCGTCCTCCTTCCTGTCAAGCCTTATGTCTAACGTCCTTACGTCAGGAAAACAATCTCTGGATTTTATGTAGGCAAACGGCTACAGCTCACCCCCACCGTAGGGGATGAGCTGGAAAACATCTCTGTCTTTTAGAGGCGAGGTTTCCGGCGTAACATGAGGAGATTGCTCGGATGCGCCTATTGCACACAATCTTCCTCGGCTCACTGTTCTTGCGAACACGCTGTTTATGGGGCTGGGAATCAGCAACTCTCGTCGCCTAGCGTTCAACGCCGCCCCCACCGATTGTCCTCAAGCCTAGCCCTAAAGCTAGCTTGCGGCCCTTCTCCCTGTAACGCTTCGCAGGTGCGGCTGGCGGACATAGAAAAGCCCGGACGCAGGGGATTGCGACCGGGCTTCTCAATACTAACCAAAAAGCTTATCGCGGATCCCCCCGCTTTACCAACACAAACATACTACCACACCCGCTTTCACTGTCAATAGGGTTTGGCTTCCCCCTCCCCACCACACCCCCACCCTTCACCCCTCCCCGCCCTCAAATGCCCTTAAAACGCACAGAACGGCTTCCTAGGGCCATCCCAGAGGGGGCTCCTTTAGGCGGATTTTTTAAAACAGGGGGGCGTCTGTAAGAAGAACGGGACTCCTTTTCTTACGGCCTTACACGGTCGAGGGGCACCCTTTCCATTTTTTTTAGAAGGTTGATTCAACCAATCCCAATCTGCTCGGCAGCCGCCAGGACAGGCCCCCTCCCCCCCCTGCGGTCAGGCGAAGGAGCCGGACGGCTTGAAGAGCGGGGCACGCTCGGAGCGGGAGGCGGCTAGGGGAGGCACGATGGGAGCCGTTGCCTGCGCTTTACGGGCATCTGTTGAGGCAGGTCGGAGAAGGGCTGGGTTGCCTCCCTTCCGACCGTTCAGGCGGGCGGCTTCTGACTTGGAGGGGCTCTTCATCTGGCCGAGCAGCGAGCCGGCGTTAATCTCTTTGTGGCAATGCGGGCAATGCGTCATCCCTTCATTATACCCCATCGTTTGCTTATCCTGACGATGGCTTATCCTGACGTGGGTTATCCCATCGGTAGGGGATCGTGCGTGCGTGCGGGGAGGAGGGGTGGGGCAGATGGGTTCAGACCGCCTAGACCGCCTAGCCCGCCTAACTGCCGGTATCTGCCGGATGCGTCTGCCGGATGCGTCACCTTCATTCGCTGTTCGCTCCCTCTGATTACATGCTCTGCCTGTCTGGTTGCTCCCCGCTCTCTCCCATCTTCTAGGAGGCTTGGGGGCCGGGATTTGGTGCCGTTGCGTGCGAGCGCAGCAATTTTGATTGATTGTAACCCATTAGCGCACAAGGCATTTGAACAGCGCCGAAAAGTTTTCCTATCTTTTTAGTTAGGGGCATGTATAAGTTTGGACATGGACACACACCCACTGATTGCCACTACCTCCGGCATTTGCTGCCAATGTCGTTTGCCTTTTGCTGCCGGAACGCCGATTGCGTTCATGTCTGTAACCGTGCGCTCACACCGTGACGGTGCGGGACGTGTTTGGGAAAAGAGGGCACGGAAAGTGCGGCATTTTGACTGCACCCCGCACGTCGAGCGTGCGCGCCGTGAACACCAGATCGAGGAGGTGAAACGCGACATCGCCATATACGAGGAAATGTGCGCCGAGTGGCCGGAAAAAGCCGGAAAAATCGCCGAGCGGATGATTGTTCCCCTGCGCTTAAAAATCGTCGCACTTGAATCCCACTCTTTTTCCCGCTAACCCACAACCCACAAACAAAACGCACTCCCATGCCTTCAAACCTTTTCCCCATTGCTCGCCGCCCCAACCTACGCGCCTCTTTCAATTACGGGCGGTACATGTCTAACCGTTTGCACGTTTCAACGACGCCACGCGCCGCAATCCGCTACGCCCTTTCCCGGCTCAAATTCCGCGCCGGATGGCCGCACGCGCAACGGCAAGAACGCCGTGCCCTGTACGCCGGTATTATCTCCGGCCTTCGTGCGGAACGTCGGATGATGGCCGCATTTTCACTTTAACCCGCACACCCTAATAACCCCACACAAAAACACGCATATGCACCCCAATATTGAAAAGGCCGCGTTTCGGCGCAACGAGTACGTTGGTTATTGCAACGGCGCGCAGCGAATCCGCCGGGGCGGGGCTGGCTGGGAAACTTACGCCCTTGGTTCTTCGGCGGGAGCTTTCACCTACGCCACCGCAGGGACCCTGTTTGAGCTAGGCGGAAAACTTGCCCACATCGCGGCCAATACGCCTTGGAATGATCATAAATCTGGGATTTCGTCATAACCCATGACCGCCCATGACCGCGCCGAGATCCTCGGCTCCCTTTTCTTCACGCTCTTTCTTTTCTCTTTCCTCTGGCTGGCCTTGGCGCTCTAGTGCCGGGATTCAACCCCACAAAAACAAAACGACAATGAAAACCAAATCAAAACTCCCCCCGATCAAAGAAATTGCGGCTTTGCTCCGCGACCTGAAGCCGGAAATCTGCGACGACTACCGTTGCACCGACGACCCGGACGACGAAACGCCGGGAATCCTGGTAACTATCGGTGCGTCTGCAGATGGATCGTGGTCTTACCAGACTGGCGACAACTCGTTCACGGGTGGCGCTTACGGGCATCCCGCTTGGGGTTTGGCCTACCTGTATCGAAATAGTAATTGCCGAGAGCTTGCGCGTCAGGCTGTCAATGAGATTGCGGAAGCGCAGGCCCGCTAACACAAACCCCACAAACAAAAACACGCTAATGAAAACATATCTAATGAAGGAGGCTGCATGAACCGCGCCGAAGTTCTTAAAATTTGCGGTGCGCGTGGTTTCTCCGGTCTGAAAGATTGGGCCAGACAAAGCAAGCAGACGCGGCAGGATTTCACGCGCCGGATCAAAGCCGGCGAAACGCGGTTGCGCCCGCTGTTGGATGCTCTAGAAAACGAGTGGCGGACCATGATCGCACCGAATCTCAAAAGCTAACATGACCACATCCCCCGCAAATTCCTCCCCTCACTAACCCCACAAAAGCACACGCTAATGAAAACACAAAACACCCTTCCCGCATCCCTTCCCGCCAAGCACACGATCGCCGCCGCGCCTGAACTGCTGGCGGCGTTGGAAATCATCGCCAATCAAAACGGCACATTTGCCACCAAACAGCCCGCGTTGGACTATGCCACCATCGGCAACATTGCCCGCGCCGCCCTCGCCAGGGCGAAGGGAGGTGAGGCGTGAATCCGGAAACAATTTCTTTTCTGTCGGCGCAAAGGACAAGCGCAGAAAACCCGCTGGGAAGCCATCAGGCCAGAAGCCGCGACATTGCGATCCGCCTAGCAAAAAAAAACCCCTATTCCGCCCGCTGTATTGCCGATGAAATAACAGCCAATACTTCAGCGGCATCGGAAGTATCAGGATTTCACCCTGACTCGTGTTTGCGACTGGCTGACTGGCTGCGCGACTGGAGGCGTGCCCTATGATGAACGCATCAAAAACCATTGCCGCACTAAAGGCCGGACACACGCTTCACGGTTCTATTTTTGGGTTTTTTACTGTCGATCCATTGGATAGCCGATGCCACAATATTAACATGAACTCAGCACGTTCGCTGGTTCGGAGAAAGCTCATTGAGAGAAAGCCGGGAACGTCAGAATGGACGCTTGCGCCTAAAAACAGCCAAACACAATGAACACGCAAAACACCCTTCCGCGCCACCCTTTCCCGCCCATGAAAGACGCTCTCCGCTTTGTCTATTGCCTCTCCGAAACGGGCTGGAAACGCATACGGGAAGCGCAGAGCTTCCGACATGCGTGCCTGCTTGCCCGCGACCTGCAACGATCCACCGGAATCGAACATTGCGTGAACACCCGCTGATTCCCGCCCATGAATTGACACAACGAAAAGCACCGGCCAACCATTAAGCCGGGCTTAATAGTTCGTCATTCCCAATAGCCCCGCAAACGGCCCTAGAATCGTTTTTAAGGCGATTTGACGGGTTTGGCCTATCCAGACGCCCTAATGAGTCCTTTGGGGCTGGAATCGGAGCCATACGCCACTAGACAAAGCAAGCGGACGTGTTACCATGTCCGCAACGTGTTCAAGCACGCAATCCATGCCATTTCAGCAACACACTTTCCCCGCTAGGGAAGCCGTTTGGGTCCGCATTGGAACCCTCTTGAACTCGGCTTTCTTGGCGGGGTTTTTGTTTCCTGACCAATGAGCAAGGAGATCAAGCCCTTTATCCCCGTATGGCTGGACGGGGCTAGGCTTAAGCCCCAGCCGTTCCGCATCCTTTGCAACCTCTATTCGCGGAGGAACGCTGAAACGGGCCGTTGCGACCCTAGCGTTGCTCGGATTGCTGCTGATTGCTGCATCCACCGGGATACGGTGTGGCGCTGGCTGCAATGGCTGGAAAAGGAACGCTGGCTTGTCCGCTCGTCCGGTGGGGGCCAGGAAAGCAACAAGTATGCCCTGTTTCACTTCGGAGCCTGCTTGCCTAATGGCGACGTTTGGCCCGCGCCTAATGGCATAAGCGCCAATCCCGCGCAGAGACACCCTAGCGGAAACGGAGGGCTAGCACCTAGCGGAAAAACTATGCTAGCACCTAGCGGAAACGGAGGGCCAGGAATGTATAACAAGGAAGGTAAACAAGCAAAGGGTAACAAATACTCTCCGAATCCTTCGGAGCAACGACCTAGCAGCAAATCACCGGCATTAGGAAAGCCCGAGATTGAAGCCCTCTTAGCAAGTTTGGACCTCCCCGATGCCACATATGGCCACGTTCACGCCCGCATGGAGGCAATGGGCTGGCGAACGCCAGAGGGAGGCTTTTTCCGCGCCCGCGCCTCAACAGAGCGTTTTTTGGCGGGGCTGGCGGGCCTAATGGACCCACGCAGCTAAAACATTGTTGAAAATAGTTATTGACGCCTGAAAGTAGCTCGTCACAGTGGCACCTAATGAACCCGCGCCGCGACTAGCGCTCACCTGAACGAACCATGACCCCCAAGCCCGCACCCCATGAACCTCTGTCCGCATTGCCTCGCCCAAAACACCATCGCCCCCGCCAACGGTCCCACCTGCTCCCACCGGACTGCGGGCTCCTGGTGGCCCGACTGGTGGCCCGCTTCTAACGAAGAACGGCGCTGCGCTTGGCTCATTCAGAAAAACACCACAAAAAAATGAACACACCAAAGAAAAAAATGGGCCGCCCGCCGGAAGACGGCATTGGCCGCGTCAAGCTCGGTGGATCAGCTCCCTTCGTCTCTTTAGAGACCTTCCTTGTCCTCCAAAAATGGAAAGAGCTTTACGGCATTGTGCCGGGCCGTTCCATTGACGCCCTCGTTGCCTTTGCCAAGGACAATCCAGCCTTTCGGATGAAAAGTCCGAAAAAAGTGTTGCAAAGTCAAAACACTTACCCATAACCCAAATCACGCAATGCACTCCATGTACTCAACCCAGACGGAACAGGCTAGTTCAGCCGTCCAAACCTGTCGATTTTTATTTGAAAAATATCGGCGCATGATTCGTTTGCCGGATGACGAGAAGTATTCTGTTCGCGCTTCGCGCAAGGGGCTCAGGATTGAGATTGAAACGGCCCGCGAGGTGGTGAAGCTCCTGAAAAGCCGGGGAACCCGCTATTCCGAGATTGCTGAGGCGACGGGGTGCTCTGTCTCCTCGGTGAGGAATATTGCGCTGGGGAAACACAAGATTTGCCGTCAGCTACAGGAGGCCGCACAATGACAATGACAATTCCAGCCAAAATGCCGCGCCTCCTGCCCCATCAGGCGGAAATGATGGCCTTTGCGAACAAAATGGCCCTAATGGGCTTTAATGGCACCTCTGGGGCCATTGCAGAGCTTCTTAGGGGCGAGATTGGCGGGCGGGGAAACTACGGGCGGACTATTGTTCAGGCATCGCCTGACATTGACGCCCTCGAATTGGGAAATGCGGCGGGGCGTTGAACTCTGGTTAATTCATCTCCCGGCCCGTAACCGCATAAAAGCGGGCCACAATTTCAGCTTAGAACACACACAAAAATGACATCCACAAAGACACACGCGCCGGGGATTGTTCTCACAGACGACAATTCCCGTTCCCTCGGCATCGGAGAGCCCATCCGTGAAGGCACCTACTGGCGGGCGGAACTCTCCACCGATCCCGACTGTTGGCTCCCCGTCGATCCGGCCTCCGACTACTTTGGGCGGGAGGTGAGCGACGACATGGGGGCGTTCTTCCGCGCTCCGTTTGCCATCCCCACCGAGGACATGGCCTTCCGCTACGGCATCACGACAGAAATGGGGAAGCGGGCCTTGGAGTTGGCCGTTCGGAACATCCAGGTGCTCGACGCGAAGCAAAAGGACTACGGAAGCCAGAACATCGCCGCTTTCGGGGAGTTTGGCGTTCTCGTCCGCTGCTGGGACAAGGTGAGCAGGCTTCGCAACCTCCTCGGGAATGTCAAAGACCCGCGCAACGAGAGTATTGAGGATAGCTGGCTCGACTTGTCGAATTATGCGATCATCGCGGCTCTCTGCCGCAGGGGGCAGTGGAAATGAGAACGCATTTTGCGGGCTTCGCCTACTGCATACATAAACACGCGCAATCCATCATGGAATGGCGGCAAACCGGAGACAACTACTGGCTCGAAGCCATTAAGACGTGGGCCGTCCTAGCCCGCTCGCACCTGAGCATGATGTAATTTAGCTAGGAAACATACACAGCAAAAAAGACACACACATGAGCAAGACACTGAATGACGTGGCGCAAGCCACTCCCGACAGCTACATCGAAGGCGGCTTCACGGCCACCGTCTCACGCCCCGCCGCCCGACAAACCAAGGCCGGGAAAACCTTCTTCAAGGCCACTTTGTCCGATGGGGGGCTTGAGGTGGACGCCACATCCTTCTCCCAGACGTTCGAGCATTGGGACGGGAAGCGGGTGACGTTCTACGGCCAGGGCATTAAGCGGGGGGCCGACTACAACGGAAAGGCCCAAGTGACGCTGGGAGATAGGGTGAAGGTGACGGTGGAGGGGGCGGCTAATAACTCTCCCGCCCCGTCTCTTCAGGCTGCACCGGCTCCCGTTCCCGGCAAGACGTTCCAGCAACGCATGGACGACATGGCCGTGTTCTTCGCCCATTGCTACGCCCGCGCCAATGACTTCGCCACCCAGCGTGGAATTGAAAACGACATGGAGGGCGTCCGAAACATTGCGACGACGTTCTTCATTCAAGGCCAAAAAGAAGGCTTGCATATCAACCCTCCCGCCCTCTGAGTAGAAACGGGGAGCGGCTCGCCTGAACAACGGGCCGCTCTCTCTCAACCCAACAACGAACACCCACATGAGCCAACAAATAGATGTTTTTCTTAAACCCAGCGGAGTAAAATACCGCCCCACCGCACGGCGCGGAGAATACACAAACCTACAAAACGAGGTTTCGCGTGCCTTTGCAGCCCTTGACAGAAAACCGGCATACTTTTCGGGAGTTGCCGCAGATCAAGCTGCCGACACGGACGTAAGAGTTGCCCAAAGTCATATGGGAAATCGCCGCGCCAAGGCAAAGCGCGTAATTTCCAAGCTCCGCGCCTACATTCTGGCAAAGCGCGGCATTTCAGGGGGTGCCCTATGAGCAACGAATCAGGCCACTATTACACGATTGACGGCAAATCCCGGCACACGCAGCCGACGAAGAAGGGAGCCAAGAACGCCACGCGCCCGACGAACGTTAAGGATGCGCGGGAGCAGGGGCTATTCCCTTCCGTTACGGGCATTACGGGCGTCCTTTCCTCCCCGCAACTTCAGCGTTGGCGGGAGAAGCAAGTTGTGGAGGCGTGCTACAACGTCAGCCCCGGCCCCGACGAAACGCTTGAGGAATACACGGAATTTGCCCTAGAGCGGGCCTTCTCTGGCATTAAGGACGCGCAGGACATCGGAACGAAGATACATGCCATCTTGGAGGATGTCTATTCCGGCAAGGGCTACGACAAGGAGGAAGGGCTGGTATTCCCGACAAGCGGGGAGACGGTGGCTGCCGCCAGGGTGATTGAGCCGGTGATTCAGGCCGTCGAAGCCCTGAACATCGTTCCAAAGGAGTGCGAGGCTGTTGTGGTTAATGCCAAGCTCGGCTACGCCGGGACCACAGACCTGCCCTTTGTCTCCAATGACGGAACAGCGCTGGGGATTGCCGACTGGAAAACCAAGAAAACGAAGCCCGGCGAAACCATCTACCCGTCTGAAACCTACCCCATGCAGATTGCCGCCTATGTGGAGGCTTATTGGGGCGGGATTGGGGATGTTGCGATTGGGCATAACATTTTCATCTCCACCACCGAGCCGGGGCGGGTGGAGGTGGTGACATACGGTAGCGAGCGACTGCGGGAGGAATTGGAGGTGTTCAAGCATTGCTTGGCCATTTGGCGAAAGCGCAATGGCTACGATCCTCGCCGGAAGGGGGCTGTATGAGCTACGCCGTATTCCTTTTTGATCGGACAGGCGTTGCGGCGCGGGCTTGGGCAGATGCCGGTGTTCTCTGCTATTGCGTCGATATACAGCATCCCGCAGGCGAACACGGCAGCCCGTCTAACGCCAACATTGTGTTTGTCGGAGCGGATGCCCGACATTGGTTTCCGCGAGAGAACGGGAAGCCGGTGTTCGTGGGCTGCTTCCCTCCCTGCACCGATTTAGCTGTCAGCGGGGCGCGTTGGTTCCCCGCAAAGGGGCTTCGCCGTTTGTCGCAGGCTATTGAGCTATTTGCCGTCGCGCAGGAGTTCACGGCATGGGCGGAATGTCCGTTCTTCGTGGAGAACCCCGTCAGTACCATTAGTAGCTATTGGCGGAAGCCCGACTTTACGTTCCACCCCTGGGAATATGCGGGCTATCTGCCTGACGTAGAGACGGAGAACACAACCAAGCTGACCTGCTTATGGGCCGGGGGGGGCTTCATCATGCCTCCTAAGCGTCCTGCCCCGGAGCCGCATCGGAATGACGTGTGGCGTATGCCACCGAGTGAACAGCGGGCCAACCTGCGGAGTGCTACGCCTGCCGGGTTCTCAAAAGCGGTATTCCTGGCTAACTACAAGGGCGCGGAGGAGGCCGCATGACCCCCATCGAACAGGCGTTTGAGGCGTGGTATGCGCTGCAAGGCATCGCGGGGATGCCCACGGACATGGAGAGAAGCGCATTTGAGGCCGGGTATAATGCCGGGCTACAGGCCGCCATCGCACAATCGGTAGTGTCCCGCACGAATGAGGCGGGAGATGCAGGTTCGAGTCCTGCTGGCGGCTCCATTTCAGCGGAAGACGTGTACGCAGCCTACCCCCGCAAGGTGGGCAAGCAGGCGGCTTTAAAGGCCATTCGTAAGGCAGGGAAGGCTGTGGGCATGGAAAGGCTCTTGAGGGCCGTTAAAGCGTACGCAGAGGCCACTAGCCGCTGGCCTACGGAAGAACGGCAATACATTCCCCATCCGGCTACGTGGTTCACGCGGGGGAGCTATGACGACGACCCCAAGGAGTGGGAGCGGGGAACGGCGCACGTCAGCCAATTCAGCGTAACGCACTAACATGGCCCGCACTTCCGACCAACTAGAAGCCGACTTCCTCGGCTCCATCACGATTGACAATGAAATCATCGACAAAGCCCTCCAAGCGGGCCTCACGGCGGAGCATTTCGCAGACGGGCACTATCGAGAGCAATGGAGGCTTGCTGTGGCGCTTCGAACCGAGGGTGCCGACGTGTCCGACTCAACACTTTATTCAAAAGCCCATGCGCTTGGAATCCTGGACAAGCTGGGCGGACATTCGAAGCTCCTTAAGCCCACTGAGGCATACTCGGCCCTTGGCTACGAGCAAAGACTTGCGGCTCTCCTGGATGTCCACGCTAAGAGGGAGGCTTACAAGCTCCTTAAACGGGCTGTTGATGGGCTGGCTAAACAATCTCTGGAATTGGGCGAACTTCGAGAGCTTGCGGACGGCGTTACAACGCTCTGCGCCGGTAAGCAGCGTCTTCA